ACTTGTACTGGTTGAGTTCGATGTCAAAGTCGGTTGCGAGACCAAGCTCACCGCCAGCATTTGCACCAATGGTGTAGTCCGCCATGTTCACTGCAATCGCAAGAACGTCGCCCTTCTTGTTGTCGCCCAGATCTCGCTGGAGACCTTCGAAGTAGGGAACGGTCACGATCTTGGCCACGTTACCGAACGCAGAGCGAAGCTCTTCCGCGTTTGCGTAGAGGCGACGTCCCGTGGTGTCCTTCTGGAGGAGGAGCTTTGTGTAGAGGGTCTTAGCCATGAAAAGCGTCGGGGCGCCGGTTCCTTCGAGCTCGGCGAGGGCCATGGTAAGGGTATCGATAAGCTGATCATCGGTAACTGCCTTTTCGATTACCTTATGAATTGCATACAGATCGTTCTCGCGAAGGATCGGTCGAATGCATTCCTCGTCGATCTTTCCGGGGTTATCTGCAGTACGACCATCACCAATCAGGATAGCGCGTGCGAGTTCTTCCTGGAGCTTGATACGCATCTCCTTCTGAACCCAGGCTGCGACATCGAGATCGGTAATATCCACGAGGTCATCACGATCGAGCTTCTGCTTCTTGTAGATCGTGGTGGGGTTGGTGGTTCGGGTAAGGAGACGAAAGACCTCGTCGATCTTCTTAGAGCCCTTCCTGGCGTAACCCATTGCTCGAGCCTTGTCGTCACGGATATCAGCGAACACCGACTTAACACGGGCGAAAGGCGAGTGGCGAGCGGCGGTAACAACATCCGTCACCCAAGACTGATCTCGGTTGATGAACGAGGGATCCTTGTCGAGCTTTGCGTCAGGGAACAGGTAACCAATGTTCTCAATTCCGTAATCAGCGTGCGCGAGTTCGGAAGAGAGAGTAGTTCCGTGAGACTGTGCAAGCTTTGCAATTTCGGTGTAAATCTCGGAGTGCTTCAACGTGTTTTCGGGCGATGCTTCGCCGTTAGATTCAAAGATATTGTGCTTCATATCATTCTCCTGTTCGGATGGGTTTTGGTCTTGGTTTTTTTCTTTAAGTGCTTCGTCCAAAAGGTATTCAAGCACCATCATTTGGTCATCATTAAATGTATCCAAAATATCTGCGACAGTCTTTTCTTCATCCTTGGAGTCAGAAGTCTTTTCTTCATCCTTGGAGTCAGAAGTCTTTTCTTCATCCTTGGAGTCAGAAGTCTTTTCTTCGTCCTTGGAGTCAGAAGTCTTTTCTTCGTCCTTGGAGTCAGAAGTCTCTTCCTCGTCTTCGTCCTTCTTATCGGCATGTTCCGCATCGTCGTCCGTGCAGAAAATGTTTGCCGAGTATTCTCCGGATTCGGAATGAGATACGCTGACGTCTTCAATTCGGGCTTCTGGATTTGCTCCGGCCAAAACTAAAGAAACCTCAACAATATTCCCACTATGAACAAGATTACCTTCCTGCTTCAGCCGATTGGCAAAGATAGAAAGGGAATCAATATCGCCGTGAGTAATCATGTCACGAACGTGATCGGCTTGCGGGGTTCCGTTCAGGAAGCCGTACGCATAGATACCCTTATCTTGTCGCTTAAGATAAGCGTGCCCCAAAACATTTGTGACTTCGTTATGCCCGTGTTGCCACACCAAGGGAACTATGGCGCCGTCGTTAGCGTCGAATGCGTGCTTGCCGATTACTCGACCATCCGAACACTTTACTCCAGCTACCGTAGCCCAGCCCTGGAAGTCGCTTTTTGTGATATCAACTTCCATTTTGATTGTTTTCTCCTTCTTCAGACCCTTGCGCATCAGCCGCATTTGCCGATGTGGTGTATGGGTTTGCTAGTTTGTCAGCATTTGCATCTTGCGACTGCGGAAGACCAATAATCGACCTGATTTCATTAGGCGTCATGATCAGGTTCGTGATAAATGTCTGTGCCATGGACGCAATCGAGTCCAGTGGTGCGCTTGCAAATGGATCGCGGACGTAGATGATTCGCTGTCCAGTAGTTTGACCCTTCTGAGTGATAAATGTATAAGTCATCGTAGTGACGATGGCATTTAGAATTGGGCGGATCGTCCTATTCTGGTAGCTAAGCATCACGTTAGAATCGGCAGTTCCGTCGAATACCGATTCCGTGAATCCCAGCATGTTATACAAATACTCAGTCAGATATTTAATTTGGTCCAAAAGATTGTTTTCGACAGGACGATTCAACTGCGTAATTTTCTCGGCGCCGTCCACATAAGCAACTCCAACTTCAGAGTTTCGAAGTTGGTCTTCAATTGCATTTCGTCGTACTTCGGCCTGTTCCTTGCGCATTTCGCCACGAACAGTATATGGAAGCTGAATAATCAGGTCTAACCTTTTACCCAGTGCGGTGTTATCGAACGAGTCTAGTACGTCTAGTTTGCGGCTTAACCGTTGTGCCATGCCACCATTACGCGAAGTTACATCGTATAAGGGGCTGTTAACTAAGCATACTACATCTTTTGGTAGTAGAATTTCTTCTCGAATACCTTTGCGATCGTTATACACATTAATTCGTACGGAATCAGTATACCAATCGACTACTCTGCCTACTCGCATAGACAAAATCTCGTAAGATCCTGGCATTGGAGAATCCATAATATCGTTGCTGGTGTCAACCGGAACGATAGCGGCAACCCCCTGTTCGAGCATTGTATAAACTAGCTCATAAATAAATGCTTGACCCGTTTGGTCTTTATTAGCCATCAAGGTCAGGCATCGATTCAATGAGCTATTGTACTCTGCATCGTATTTTCCCAAAGAATCTACTTTAACGTGGCGAATCGGAATGTTGGAAACGTCGATTGCAATCTTATTATACATCGTCTGAATAAGATTCATCGAGCCCATCGGCCTGTAACGACCCGCATATGAAGGTGTTGGGATTCGAGGAGCGGATGTTTCCGTAATTGGATTTGCAAAAACGTTCCAAGCGCTGGATAGTCTATCTCTAAAAGTTACTTTCATTTCCCTCCTATCTAAAATCGTCACTATTACTTTTATATGCGACCCACGCATCAACCATTGCGGCAACCGAGTCGATCTTTAGATCCATTCGTTTCTTTAAAATTTTTCGGTTACCGTTGGTATCTTCGAGGGTGATGGTGTTACCCATGGCCCATCCCATCAGTTCCTGATCGAACAGGAGCATACGGTTTTCAGAAAGCGCTTTTAACTCTCCTAAAGGAACACTTTCTGTTTTTGCGCCCTGGATAACCTTCCGAACACCATAGGGTCCATTCTCTCCGATCCAACGCTCGACAAATTCTTTCGCATTGTATGGGTCATAACCAAAAGCACGGACATCATACTCAGACTTTAGTATGTATTCATCCAGATCATTATAGACTTCCATCATGTCTAGGACTACACCTTCTAAGACATGCAGAGATCCCTCTCGAATGAATTCTTCATACTTTATTCGTCCTGCTGCGGGAAGATTGTCAAACGTACGGACAGTAATGTAAGCTCTGGTCTTTACTCCGAAGCTTCCATCAGCTAATGGAAACAGAAAAGTAAATGCACAGAAATCATCACCTTGGGACAAGTCTGCTCCCATAGCGCATGGCATCTGCCAATATTCGCGATTTGGATGCGTTTGCGTTTCTTCATATGGGAAGAAGTACGTATAGCCTTCCATCGGTATTCCGAATCGTTTTGCCAGAATATCATTTCGAGCAGACGGCACATTTTCGGCCCTTGCTACATCGCGTTGATATGTCTCGTAAGATACGGTCGCTCCGATATTCGGCTGGGCTTTCATCCACATGTTAGGATCGCCTACTTCCTCAACATTGTCCAATCGGTAATACCAGATCGACGTGTGAGGATCATAGTAGTCTCCCTTTAGGATCGACATCAATTCCATTTTGATAGAATCGCCGACGCCGTTACGCGCAGTACCTTCGGATGATACCGCCAAGACCACCCAATCTTGAATCTTGGAAGCGCCTTGCTCCAAAGCAGCAATAACGTCTTGTCTAACGTCTCCAGAAAGCCATTCGTCGACGCTGTTGATCTTACTTCGAAGTCCTTGAAGCTTATCAACACTCATTGGGCGAACTTCTAGCAGCGAGCTGTTAGAAAAATTCTCTATGCCTTTCTTAGTACTGTCCAGCAGAGTTTTCTGCGCTCGTCCACCTTTACCAGAAGATACTAATCCAGACGTCAGTAGCTTGAAGTACGGCCCTTTAGATCTAACGATGGCTGTCTTTAGCGGAGATAGAGTTTCTTCGGCCTGCGGCATTGTTGGAGCGGTTGCTATTTGGTGCGTAGACGAAGGATCAATGTTTAGGAAGTAAGCATGGATAAACGACATATACATAGATTTAGCCGCACCGCGACCGACTATGAGATATTGTTTGTTTACCAGCCGCCTCTTACGCTCTACCTGAACATACTTTCCATGGTGACCAGTTTCATCTAGGACGAATTCAGACACTGTTTCGTAATAGAACCACGCTAGCAGCGATTCAGCCCATAACTTAAAGGTATCCAGCATCTTAAAGTCACTGCCGTCAACCAGCGTTAGTTCATCTTCGCAATATCTGATAAAACCATCAATGGCTGTGTCATCGTAGTAATATCGAGGCGAGGCAATTAGTGCATCAATCCGATTCATCTCCATCTCGATGGTTTTAGGAACCGGAATTTCTCCACGTAAAACTCTATCTCTGAATTCGCCATAATACTTAGGAGTAGCCGTGTTTGATAACGTCATTTCGAACCAGAAACTCGCTTAATGAGGTTATTAACAACAGGACTTCTGGCCGGTTTTGCTTTTCTAGTCATCAACTCGTTAAGTTTCTTCAGAGTTTCTTCGCTAGTAAGCGTGTCTGTGAGTTTCTTTCCTGCAGCAGATGCGATTTTGCCCGTCTCAGATTTAACCAAATCCTTTATAAACTTAGACGCTCCCGATTCGGGTCGAGCTTCGAGTTCTCGCATCTCTTTTTCGAGCTTTGCTCGTTCAATCTTTGTCTTAAGTTCTGCATTGGTTAGATAGTGAATCGGAATTTTCTCAAGCTTTTCTCGCTCATAGCGAGCTACTTTCATTTTCCGACTCTCATTAGGTCGAGCTTTTCGATCTCGGCGTCGTTTCAAGAACCCGCGAACCGATCCAGACTTAGCTTTTGGAGAATTCTCAGTTGGTCCGTCTCCTTTAGAGCGCTTACCTTCGATAACGCGGCCTCGACGAACGCCCCAGCGCATACCTTTTACTCCCCAATGCGCCAAGTAA